ACTATAAAAAGCTACTTTTTTATTTGTGCCGATTTATAAACTATTAAGCCGTTATTGATTAACGGCTTTTTTTATTTTTCCCGATTGATAAAAAACACTTGCACAATATAAGATTTTATAAGATAATTTAATTTTATTAATTAATCGGAGTATTTAAAACATGACTACTAAACAAATGACAAAAGAGGAATTAGAAGAAATTAAAAAGCATTTTGAAATGGCTAATAATCAAGTACGAAAGCAAGTAGACGAAAGAAACATTATTAAAGGTAAATTACAAGCTTATCAAGAAATAATAGAATTTCTAAATAAAACATCTGCTAAATATGGGGATCAGTCTTTTTATTGGATGGAAACAGCCAAAAAAGAAACAAAATATAAAAAAGATTATATAAAAAATTCTCATCACTTTGAAGGTGCTAGTTTAGAGTTAATGGGTATTACTGAAAATCTAGAAATTAAAAAAAATAAGATAGCTAATAACTTTTTTGAATAGCTTAAATTTTAATTTAATAAGCCGTCAATAAGACGGCTTTTTTTTCGCCTATTGGTTTATTTTAGCAAGTCATTTAATTAAGCGACCCATGACCCTCTAATCATTATAAAAAGTTTTTTAAGCGTGGATAATGCACCAATAAAAAATAATTTATTGTACTAACTTATGAGCCATTAAGCGTGATCCATCGGTAAAAAATAGCGTTTAATTAATCGGTTAAATTAAAAAACGGTCAACGGTTAACGGTGCAAGTAACTTTATAAAATAGGGTGGTATAGAATAAAGGTTATAAGCTCATGATTCTATTATATTTTTATTTTTTCTTTTTTCACGCAATATGTAACTTGTGGGCACGAGTACATGTGCATGTTTTTCGCAAATAATCACATAAAATTCGGAACCAAAATATATAAGATAAAACTGATAATATCGCTTTGACAAAAAAGTAATTTTCCTATACCCTTGTCCGTGTACATTTTAATTAGGAGACTATATTGGGATTCTCGAGCCGTTATGTATTACCCAGCTCTCAAAGACAAACATTAAGGGCTAAAGACAAGCCACCCGCCAAAAGGCGACCGTTGACACTTACTCGCAAACAAGAGCTTTTTGTTAAGGAACTCATCACCAAAGATGGCACGATCACGCAACGTGAAGCGGCAATCAATGCAGGATATTCTGCTAAAACGGCAAGTGCGATAGCTAGTAATATGCTCAATCCGAATGTGTATCCTCATGTGTATCAAGAATATATGCGTCAAAAGAGGGAGTTGGATTCAAAGTATGCTGTGCGTAAAGATCGGCACTTGAGGGATTTACAAGTTATCCGTGACACGGCAATGCAGAATGGTGCTTACTCGGCAGCGGTCATGGCAGAGTATCGTAGGGGTCAAGCATCGGGGGACATTTATGTCAATAAGAGTGAGATACGCCACGGCAGTATTGAATCGATGTCCAAGGACGAAGTAATTAAAGCACTGAAAGAGATAAGGGATAGCTATGCAATCGACATTACTCCAGAAAGAGTTGAAGAAGATGGGGTTGACCCAGACGATCAAAAGCACCTCACCGATGAACAAGACGGGCAAGAGGTTGAAGACACCGAAGAAGGAGTCATCGATTCGGAGGAAGGAGAACGCTCTGTGGACGATGATGAAGGACACGATGAAAGTGACTCATCCGACATGGATAGCGAATCGGCTGGAGACGTGGTTAACACCGGGAATACCTGATGTATTAATCTGTGACCACGAGTCACGGTTCCATCTGGTGGAATTAAAATTTTGTGTCAGTAATAAGGTGGATATTCGTCCACATCAAGTGTCGTTTTTGTCCAAACACAAAAAGGCGAATGTCTGGCTTCTTGTGAAGAAGGTCACGGAACTTGGATCAAAAGGCGAGTTGTATTTATACCGAGGGGACTCCGTGGTCGATGTAGCATATACGGGACTCCAGACACCACCCTATTTTAAGATTAGCTTGGATGAACAAAAAGATGGTATGGTAGATGTTTTACATACTATAGGGAAGAAATGAAAAAGACATATATGTCTATTGTTTTTATACCGATTATTTTTTGGGCAGTTATTTATTTTACTTACACTCATGCGTGGAAGTTAGACGATTTGAATGAATGGGAGATGTGCGAAGAGATTTACTATTTGGCGACACGGTTTGCAGATATAAGGAATCATGGGTTGGTTCCTTCAGTCAAGACCAATCGAATGTTATCTTTGTTTGAGGAAGAGGTGTTACACGAGGTAGATAGGCGTGTGATGGAGTTAATGAGTATGAAATTTGATAATCCAGAAAAATATGAAGGGATGTTAGAAAATCCTAATGCCATTGGATTACAAGTTTATGATGAATGTATGCTTGACCAAGGATTATGAACGAAATAGAAGCTGATGAAAGAAAATTAAAGTTAGAATTACGACTTGCTCAACTTAATAAGATGGACAAATGCAAGGATAGTTTTCTCCCATTTGTTAAATCAATGTGGGCTGAGTTTATTGTAGGCAAACATCACCGTATTATTGCTGAAAAATTAGAAAAAATAGCAACGGGTGAGCTCAAACGATTGATTATTAATATGCCACCAAGACATACCAAGTCAGAATTTGCTAGTTTTTTGTTTCCTGCATGGATGATCGGGCGAAAACCTAATATGAAAATCATTCAAGCGACACACACCACGGAACTTGCTGTTAATTTTGGTAGAAAAACCAAAAATTTGATGGAAAGAGACGAATATTTAGAAATTTTCCCAGAAGCAAAGCTTTCTGCGGACTCCAAAGCGGCAGGTCGATGGGACACGAGTCGTGGAGGAATGTATTATGCCGTGGGCGTTGGCTCAAACCTTGCTGGTCGTGGTGGTGATTTGATTATTATTGATGATCCGCACTCGGAGCAAACGGCAATGTCGTCTAATGGCTTTGAAGATGCGTATGATTGGTACACGGGTGGTCCGAGACAGCGTTTACAGCCCGGTGGAGCGATTATTTTGGTAATGACACGATGGTCAGAGAAGGATTTGACGGGCAAATTGATTAAAGCACAGCTCAAAGACCCCGATGCAGACCAATGGGAAGTGGTAGAATTACCCGCTATTATGCCGTCTGGTAAACCGTGTTGGGAAGGATTCTGGTCTTTAGAGGATTTGACCAAGGTAAAAGCGTCTATTCCACCCAGTAAGTGGAACGCTCAGTATCAACAACAACCAACGGGCGATCAGGCATCTATTTTGAAAAGAGAGTGGTGGAAACGATGGACAAAACCGAATGTCCCTGCTTTGGAATACGTTATTCAGAGTTACGATACAGCGTTTAGTAAAAGTGAGACGGCTGACTTTTCAGCAATTACAACATGGGGAGTGTTTCGACCAGAAGAAGCGGGTCCGATGGGTTTAATTCTGTTGGATGTGAAAAAAGATCGTTGGGACTTTCCAGAACTAAAGCAAGTAGCGTATGAGCAGTACAAATTTTGGGAACCAGAGACCGTGATTATTGAAGCAAAGGCAACAGGGACTCCACTCACACATGAGTTGAGACAAATTGGTATACCTGTGGTAAACTTTACACCTAGCCGTGGAAATGATAAATTATCAAGAGTACACAGCATTTCACCCCTATTTGAAAGTGGGATGATTTGGGCTCCAGAGGAACGATGGGCAGACGAATTGATTGAGGAGTGTGCTGCATTTCCGAATGGAGAGTATGACGACTTGGTGGATAGTACAACACAGGCACTGATGCGTTATCGTCAGGGCAATTTTGTGCAACTACCGACTGATGATTGGGATGATGAACCTTTGAATTTGCGACCAATACAATATTACGGATAAATGATAGTACGACCTTTAATTCCTCAACAATCCACGGTTAATGGTAAACGAAAAGTCATTTCTCGTTATGAAAACGGGGGTGAAGCAGCAAATACCGGTATAGGAAACTTTTTTCCTCATCGTGCTCTCCACGGGATTGTCAAAAAAATTATTGAAAATTTTAATAGTCCTACTTATTTAGAAACGGTTCAAGCACAAACTTTAGGTCAACCAGAAGCTAAAACCATAAAAAGATTATCTGAAGGGGTGGTTGACGAGGTTAAAAAGTTACCTCAAAATTATAAAGATTTTGTTAAAGGTTCAGCTTTACAATTTTTAGCTGCTCCGGGGGATATAGCGGATATATCTACACAAGCTGCTGATGCAGCAACTAGAGTAACATATCCTCAACTTTTTTATGAAACAAAAATAAAACCTTCTCCTGTAGAAGTTGGTCCAGAACAACCCCCCGAAATAGCTGCTAAAAGATTACGCCAAAAAACTAATCCTTTTCCTACTCTAGAAGAAATAGAAAAATATGTAATGGATAATGGGATAATGACCTTAAATCCTGATAGCCCTTATTATTTTGCAGGTGGTTTCTCTACTCCATTTAAAGTGATTGGTGCAGCTAAAGCAGTTAAAGTGCTTAATAATTTAAGTAAAAAATATGGTCCAGATATGAAAGAAGCATTAGCGGACGCATATATAGGTTTAACTCTTAAATATCCTGATTATTTTGGGGTTAAGTCAATAATTCCCTTTGAACCAAAAAGTACTTTAGTAGGTAGCAAAGTGAAAAGCTTTAATATTCCTGAAATAGATGAATATGAAAACGCATTAGCAAAATATGAAAAATCTCTTAAAGGAACAAAGGAACTACGTTCTTCCGTTGCATCAGACATTTCTGAAAGAACAGGAGAAAATATTGCTACAGCTAACAGCCTACTTGATGAACTACTTGAAAAAAATCCTAATGATTTAGAAAAATTCGACAATTTTCGGTTTTTAAGTGACGAATCTAAAAGAAACTTTTTTCGTATACAAGATTTATCAAAAAAAATAAATCAAAAAGAAGCCGCTGAAAATTATGAAAAATTACGTCAAGCTAAACTAAAGTTGTATGACAAGTTAAGAGAACGAGGGGGAGAGGGAATGGAATCTAGAACCTTTCCTACTTTAGATATTGAAGCTGACCCAACTTTTAAGGATATAAAAGGAAGTGAAAGTTTAGTTGATTTTTCAGAGAGAAAATCAGAAGAGTTTACAAATCTTTTTGCAAAATACAATCAAGCTAGAAAAAACGCTCGAGAAGAGTTGGATAAACTTAAAAAACCAATGCTCGAAGCATTTGATAAAAAAACAGTAGATACACTTTATGACAGAGGAGACCGACCGTTTGGCATGTATCCTAGTTCTTTAGAAACAGATTTTCAAAAAAAACTTGTAACAGAATTTGATAATATTAAAAAAAATTATTCAAATACAGTGCAGTCTTTGTTTGAAAATGCACCTATGCTACCTAATATTCGGTCTAAGGATCATTTTAAGTTAGCAGAAGATGGTAAAACAATCATAGCAAATTATGATTCTCCTAAAGATTCTCCAATAAACCCCTTGGCGGGTTTTTCAGATGTAGAATTTAATATAAGAAGAAGTCTTAAAGATGTTAACAACACTTTTGATGATTTGTATTACGAAAGTATGGAAAGAGGTCTTTTAAAGGGTCAAGGTTTTGACAATGTTCTTAAGAGAGAGTTAACAAAAGATTTATTTTCTGATAAATATTTAAAATGGCTTAATAAATCTAAATCTGACTATATTGACGCAAGTTCAGATGTGGCTTCTGTAAAAAAGTTTGAAGACCCTTTAAGAGGATTTTTTCCATCAAAAGATAAATCTCCCGATAAAATTTTAGATGCTTTATTAAAAGGAGAAATTTCTTTTTCTTCAAAAGCATTAAATTCTTTTTTTGATAACGTAACAAATACAGGAGATATAATACCAAAATTAAAAAAAGCAATAGTGGAAACTAGAGAAGTACTAGAAGATAAAAATAATTCTTTTGAAAAAGCTTTATCTCGAATGGACCCAACAAATTCTATTAACAAATTGTTGGGCGTTAACTTAAAAAATATGCCAAAAACAAAAGAGGAATTAAACGATTTATTAAATAGTTTAGAAAGTGAAATAGAAGACATATTAAAGTTTTCTAATAAAGTAAAAGACGAGGGAGAAAGTTTCTTTACGGAAGCTGTTAAAAACAAAAATATGTTAGCTTTAAATATTCTTAACAACATATATGATAACTTTAAGTTAGGAACTAGAACAGATAGGATTCAAAATTATTTTAAAATATTACCTACCATAGACTTTAAAACTAAAAAATTAGTATTTCCAGTAACACCAAAATTTACTATTACAGAAGGTAAAAAATTACGAGTAAAACCGGGTACAAACGAATTTTCTGAAAACATCGGTATTTTTCCTGAAGACGGTGTAAAAAAAGTTCCTAAAATATATTCTCCTATTGTGGGAGAAACCACTTTTGAGCGTTTTGATGTAAAACCAGACTTTGATATAGACCGCCATTACAGAGGTAATGTAGGTAACATTGATAATCCATATAATACCCAAGTAAGACAAGAATTAAATTTTGATATGTTTAAGGATGATGAGGGCAAAAAAGATTTTGATAAATTTCTTGAAAGATTAAAAGAAAATACTGCGACTAAGGAGTTTATAAAAAGGTATAAAAATATTTTTAATTATGAGGATATAGCTAAAGGAAAGGAGGGTTTATCGTATCAAAGAGGTATTGCTGCACAAATTCAAGATTATTTTTTAACTTCGGACGTTATAAATAAATTACCAATAGCAATAACTCGTTATGTTCAATCTACTCCAAATAAAACATTAAAAAAACAATCTTTTGATGAAGTAATAACAAATGCTTTAAAAGATAATGAAAAAAATAAACGTATATTAAAACGTATTTATAACAAACCCTTACCTACAAAGAATAAACTGCAAAATCCTAACACCAACACCGTTTGGGAAGATGTGGATGATGAAATAATACCAAATGATTTTTTTACAAAAGATAAAATTCCTTTAGAATTTGTTCAAGACTCTGATGGCAACTATGTTCCTATGGATACAGAGCGTAATTTACCCTACAAAAGAATAACGTCTGATAATTCAGATCAAATTATTGCTACAAATAGTAAAAGAGGAGTTGTTGACATAAAAGGCTCTACCGTAGAAAAAGCAAACCAACAATTAAAAGTACACCTTGTAGGAGCAGGGATGGAAAACTGCATAGGGACTATATGTAAAATTACTGACCCAAGTACACAAAAATTATTTACTTTAAAAGACGATAAAAATAAACCTCTTTTTGCGGTGTTTATCAATAAAGTTAAAGGAGATGATAAAACATGGAATATAAAAAGTATTGGTTATTTTAAAGGAAAATTTAACCATGATTTGAAAGATAAAAATTTTGTTTTTTCAGACAATAGTTTGCCTATAGAAGAAAATCAAAAAAACATGGTTAAAAATTTAGTTAATTTAGAAACCAATTTAAGAAAACAAGGGATTGAAATAGACAATTTTGGTAAGCGTCTATATGAATCATTAGGTCCAGACCTTATTACAAAATATAAAAAACTTCTCCCAGATAGACCTCCATATGCGTACACAGGTAGTGGAAAAAATATTAGTTTTTATAAAGACGGTGGCGAGGTTCGTGGGCTAGGATCATTGAACCATATTGCGAGAAACATGTTCAAACAACCACAAGGTGTGGTAACATTGTCTTCTGTTGCAAGAAACATGTTTATATAGAATAATATAGGTATAGAATATAGGAAAATATTATGGCAGAGTATACTAGAGGAGAAACTCGAAAAGAGTTTAAAAATAGATTAAGTAAAGTTTCTAAAGGTCTTGATTCAGGTATGAGTCAAGAAGAGATAATGAAGTACAACCAAAAGGTTGGAAAAGACATTATAAAAGACATGAAATCGGAAGGATACGATTTTAGAACTGTTTCTGAAGTAGCGGTGGATGCTATTAAAGGAGCTCCCGGTGGCGTAAAGAAAACAGTTAAAAAAATAGTTAAAACGGTTCAGTCTCCCGAATCAAGTATGGGAATGGAGACCATAGGAAAATTTTCAAAAGGTGGTGCAGTTAAAAGTAAAAAGAAGTCTATTGATGGTATTGCTATCAAAGGACATACCCGAGCTAAAAGGAGAAGATAAGTATGGCAGAAAGCCCACCACCAGTATCTTTGGTAGAAAGAGTTACTGACGATCCAAAAGTAGAGGACGCTCAAACAGATTTAGAAATTGAGATGCCTGCTGCAACATTCAAGACCGACATTCCAGACGGTATTGAAATTGAAATGACAGAAGACGGTGGTGTAACAATTGATTTAGACCCCACTGCTGAAAATAATCCAATGACTGGAGAGTTTTACAGAAACCTTGCAACAGAACTTGATGATAGTGAATTAGGTCGATTATCTTCTGATTTAGTCAGTGAATATGACGCAAACAAGTCTTCTCGTAAAGATTGGGAAGATGCGTATGCTAATGGATTAGAACTTCTTGGATTTAATTACGAAGAGCGTACCCAACCTTTTAGAGGAGCAACAGGGGTAACACATCCGTTGTTAGCTGAAGCTGCCACACAGTTTCAAGCTCAAGCATTTAATGAATTATTACCTCCAATGGGTCCAGTTAGGACAACCATTATGGGGACTCCAACTAAAGAGAAAGAAGAACAGGCTAAAAGAGTTCGAGAGTTTATGAATTACTACATGACAAACGTCATGGAAGAGTATACTCCAGAGTTTGACCAGATGTTATTTTATCTCCCATTGGCAGGATCAACTTTCAAGAAAGTTTATTACGATGACGGAATGGAAAGAGCAGTTAGTAAGTTTGTTCCAGCAGAAAATCTCGTTGTGCCTTATGAAGCTAATGATTTAGATACTTGCCCAAATATTACGCAAGTTGTCCGAATGGATTTAAATGAACTTCGTAAGAAACAAATTAGTGGTTTTTACAGAGATATTCCCGTGCATCCTGCACAGAACCCAACTGATAGTGTGTCCAATGAAATTGATTATATTGATGGCGTTCAGCCTAGTAATATTGACTATGACTGTACATTGCTTGAATGTCATGTTGATTTAGACCTCAAAGGTTATGAAGATAAAGATGAGAATGGGGAACCAACAGGAATTAAAGTGCCATATGTTGTCACAGTAAGTGAAGACAATGGTCAAATTCTATCAATAAGAAGAAACTACAAGGAGGATGATCCACAAAAGAGAAAGATACAATATTTTGTGCATTACAAGTTTCTTCCCGGCTTTGGATTTTATGGATTAGGTTTAATTCATACCATTGGTGGACTCTCCCGAACTGCCACAGCAGCCTTGAGACAACTCATAGATGCAGGTACGTTATCAAATCTACCCGCAGGATTCAAAGCTCGGGGACTTCGTATTAGAGATGATAGTGACCCACTACAACCCGGTGAGTTTAGAGATGTAGACGCACCCGGTGGAGCGATTCGTGATAGCTTGATGCCATTACCATTTAAGGGACCAGATTCAACACTGTTCCAATTACTTGGTTTTGTAGTTCAGGCAGGACAAAGATTTGCAACCATTACTGATTTAAAAGTAGGAGATGGTAATCAACAAGCAGCCGTTGGTACAACCGTTGCAATGTTAGAGCAAGGCACAAGAGTAATGAGTGCCATACATAAGAGATTACATTATGCAATGAAGCAAGAGTTTAAACTCCTTGCAAAAGTAATGTCTGAGTATTTACCACAAGAATATCCTTACAGTATTGAAAACGCAGAGCAGTCTGTTATGGCGGCGGATTTTGATGATAGGGTAGATATTATTCCTGTTTCAAATCCAAATATATTTTCTCAAGCACAGCGTATTGCTTTAGCTCAAACACAAATGCAATTAGCTGCTCAAGCACCTGAATTACATAACATGTACGAAGCTTTCAGAAGAATGTACGAAGCATTAGGTGTCAGAGATATTGATAAGATTCTTAGAGCACCGTCATCAGATGAGCCAATACCAAAAGACCCTGCTCAAGAAAATATTGATGCACTAGAAAACACAGAGTTAAAAGCTTTTGAAGGACAAGACCACGATGCCCACATTATGGCACACTTAGTTTTTGGTTCTTCTCCATTAGCACTAGCTAGTCCAAAGGTAGCAATTGATTTACAAAAGCACGTTATGGAACACGCTAAACTTAAAGCACAAGAGCAGACAATGATATTGTTTATGCAACAGAATCAAGGTCTATCTCCAACGGAAGATCAGATGATTGAGTATGAAGCAATGACAGCACAGATTATTGCTCAAGAAATGCAGAATGTGAAGATGTTAAGTGCACAGATTGCAGGTGGTGGAGAGCAAGGCGATCCTGTTGTTGCTCTAAAACAGCAAGAATTAGGTATTAAACAGCAACAAGCTCAAGCAGATGCCTTAAATGACCAAGCGAAGATTCAACTCGAAAGACAGAAGATGGCAGAAAGGTCTAGGCAGTTTGATGAAAGAATAGATACTCAAACAAATATTGCCAGAGAAAGAATACAAGCTACCAATCAAAGAGAAATGATTAAACAACGAAATAAAGGAAAATAGTTATGCCACAACATTCAAAAGTTAAAATTTTAGGTGCACAAATACAAGAGCCACCAGCTCCAAGTAAAGTCGCTGAAATTCAAGGACAAGGATCAATACCCTATGCACAATGTATCGAAGAAGCTACACCAAATACGGCAGTCGGTAAGAAAGTTACTGGAAAAAAGCGAGGAATGGGTGCTGCTCTCCGTTCTGGGCGTTATACTAGTTGTTGAGAAAAAAATAGATGCCTTTATTGAGTGGATCATCGGAAAAAACGATAAGTAAGAATATTAAAAAACTTATTGGAGAAGGATATAAGCAAAAACAAGCTGTAGCTATTGCATTAGATAATGCGGGAAAAAAGAAGAATGGTAAAAAAACTAGAGCCTGAAAGTCGCTACAATGAGTTTGATTTAAATCACGATGGCACAGTAGACGATGCAGAAATAGCAAAGTCAAAAGAAATGATAGAGCTTGAGTTAAGAGAAGAAAAAAGCCACGCTCAAAAACAGATGTCTTGGACAGCTATTGGTAGTATGATTGCCTTTACTCTTTTGTTATTTTTACCTCTTGTGTCAGAAACAAGAGTATCAGCATTAGCTGATTTATTAGGATTATTTTATTTAGGACAAGCATCCATTGTAGGTTTTTACTTTGGAGCAACAGCGTATATGAGTAGGTCACGATAATGGATTTAGCACCACAATTTAGTATGCCCATGCAGATGCCAACGGTAAATCAACCGATGATGGCACAGCCACAAATGCCACAACCACAACAAACAATGGAACAAAGGTTGGGTTCGTTGGAAGATAAGTTTTCTGGACTAACTAACCGATTAGATAAGTTAGGTAGTTTACAAACAGGAGTATTTAATCAAGAGAATACTCAACAGCCCTCATTTTATGGTAACTACCCACAAATGTATTTACCTAAAGAAAACCAATACTATCAACAACAAATGATGAATCGCTATATGCCACCTGTTTATGGTTATCCATTTCAGGGTTCTTTTAGTTCAGGTATAGGTGGATTCTTACCCTTTTTCTAGGAGACAACATGTTAAAAAGTTTGATCGGTCCCGTGGCAGGATTGTTGGATAAATTTATCGAAGATAAAGACCAAAAGAATCAATTAGCCCATGATATTGCTACAATGGCACAAAAACATGCCCATGAGAGCAACATGGCACAAGTAGATGTCAATAAAGCAGAAGCACAGCATCGCAGTATTTTTGTTGCAGGATGGAGACCATTTATTGGTTGGGTATGTGGTGTGGCGTTAGCTTATCATTTTATTCTTTACCCTATTGTTGTTTTTATTCTAGCAAATTTTCCAACAGAAACATTTACGGTAGATCAATTACCTAAGTTTGATATGGATAGTTTGATGACTGTATTGTTAGGTATGCTAGGATTAGGTGGATTAAGAACTTTTGAAAAAAACAAAGGATTAACTAAATGAGTTTTAAATTATCACAACGATCATTAGATCGATTAGATAGTGTAGACCCAGATTTAATTAAAGTTGTAAAGTATGCTATAGGTGTTACTAAAGTAGATTTTGGGGTTATTGAAGGTATTAGAACATTAGAAAAACAAAAAGAGCTTGTAGCCGCAGGTGCATCAAAAACAATGAACAGTAAACATTTAAAAGGTTTAGCTGTTGATCTGATGGCATATGTTGGTGGAAGAGGATGTTGGGAACTAAAAGTTTATGATGATATTGCTGATGCAATGAAACAAGGAGCCATTGAATATGGTGTACCGATTGTTTGGGGAGCATCTTGGCATATTAGAAACATTGCTGATTGGAAAGGTACTATGGAAGAAGCAATGAACGATTATATTGATACAAGGAGAAAAGAAGGTAAAAGACCATTTATTGATGGTCCACACTTTGAAATAAATTCCAATTTAGTATAAGATATGGTATTCTTTTATCTTTTATTGTAAGAATACTCTGATATGAGCGAAATTGACTTTGTACAGTTTGTGCAAAAGAAGATAAAAGAAAGACGAAGTAGTGTTTTAGATGTATTAGAACACAATGGAGTCAAAAACATGGAGCAGTATAGGGAACTTATGGGTGAACTTACTGCATTAAATTACCTTTCGCAGGAACTCTCGAGCCTGCTGGATAAACAGGAGCAATTTGATGACTGATAAAAAAGAGAACGTAACACCCCTATATAAACCTAAAGAAGAAGTCGTTCTAGACCCTTCTGAAGTTACCGATAGTCTTTTAGAGCGTATGCCTAGTCCAACTGGATGGCGTATCTTGGTATTACCTTACAGAGGTAAAGCCATGACAGAAGGTGGTTTACATATTCCAACACAAGTTTTAGATGATACACAGATACAAACTGTGGTTGGTTATGTTTTAAAGCTAGGAAACTTAGCTTATAAAGACGAAGAAAAATTTCCCAACGGAGGATGGTGTAAAGAAAAAGATTGGATTATCTTTCCTCGATACGCAGGTTCTAGATTCCGTATAGATGGTGGGGAAGTTAGATTATTAAATGATGATGAGGTTTTAGCGTCAATTAAAAACCCTGATGATATTGTTAGCTTTTAGAGGATAGAAAATGGCAGAAATACAGACAGACGATAAACAAGTAGAGTTGGAATTGGAAACAAATGAAGACACTGAAGTTGAAGTTAAGGAAGATGAGAAGACATCTAAAAAAACTACCAAGATTGAGTCGCAGACTAAAGAGAAACCTGAAGTTGAGGTGGAAAAACCTCAAAAGAAAGATGAGCACGATCAGTATACGGACTCTGTTCAGAATCGCATTAATAAGCTTACGAAAAAAATGCGTGAAGCTGAAAGGCAGAGGGAAGAAGCGATACGTTACGCTCAACAAGTCCAAGACGAATCGAGTCAAATCAAACAAAGGCTCAAAAGTTTAGACCAAGGTTATATGACCGAATACGGTGGTCGTTTAGAAGTAGAGCAAAAACAAGTTGAAGCTGATCTCAAAAGAGCTGTAGAGCTTGGAGATGCGGACGCTACTGTTTCTGCTCAACAAAGACTTACTCAACTTGCCGTGGCTAAGGATAGATACGATCAAGCTAAAGTTGCTCAACAACAAAGAGAAGAGCAGGAAAAGCAACAAGAAGAACAGCAACCTACTTATCAACAACCTCAAACTCAACAGCAACAAGCTCCTAAAAAAGCTGACCCAAAAGCTGAAGATTGGGCATCTAGGAATAAGTGGTTTGGTCAAGATGAAGCAATGACTTATGCTGCTTTTGGTATTCATAAAAGATTAATTGAGGACGAAGGATTTGACGGCAAGTCCGATGAATACTATAATGAGTTGGATAGGAGACTTAAAGATAGGTTTCCAAGAGAATTTGAGGGTAATGTCGAAAGCGAGACATCACCTAGAAAAGTTACTCAGTCTGTGGCGGGAGTTTCTCGTTCATCGACTGCACCAACGTCTAATGGACGCAATCGAAAGGTTAGACTCACCCCTAGCCAAGTGCAAATAGCCAAAAAGTTGGGTGTGCCGTTAGAAGAATACGCAAAATACGTTAGAAATTAAGGAGATATGATATGACAACAAAGACAGATACAAAAAAATTTGAAGGGATAGCACGATCTCCTAGAACGAATTCTTCTAGAGAAAAGACAGCCAAAAGAAAACCATGGGCTCCACCATCTATGTTGGATGCTCCCCCTGCACCAGAGGGTTTTAAACATCGTTGGATACGAGCAGAAGTAAGAGGTTTTGATGACCGCAAAAATATTTCTGCAAGAATTCGAGAAGGTTATGAACTTGTTCGAAGAGATGAGTATCCAGATTTTGAAGCTCCAGTAATTGATTCAGGGAAATTTGAAGGGGTTTTCGGTGTTGGCGGACTAGTTTTAGCTCGTATACCTTTAGATACAGTGAAAGAAAGGACTGATTATTTTGCACAACGAAATACAGACCAACAAAACGCTGTTGACCAAGATATGATGAGAGAAAATGCACATTCAACCATGACGATCAGTAAACCTGACCGTCAGAGTCGAGTTACCTTTGGGGGTGCTCGAAAAGATTAATTTATTTATGGAGAAGATTTAAATGGCAAATCAAGATACATCTTTTGGTCTTCGTCCAATAGGTCTAAATGGCAGTGCAACAAATTCAACTGGGGTGACTCAGTATGAAATTGCAAACGACAATACAAATGCTATTTATCAGTATTCACCTGTAATACCTTTAGCGGCAGGTGTGATTGATATTGTTGGTAATGCAAACGGTGGTACTGTTCCATTTTTAGGTGTCCTAATGGGCGTTGAGTATGTGGATTCAGCTTCTAAGAAGACTGTTTTCAAAAATTATTGGCCGGGGTCTAATAACGTAAGCGTTGACACAAATTTTCCTGTCAAAGCTTTTGTTTCTGACAACCCTAATCAGTTATATATGGTAGCTGCTGATGAGTCTGTTACAAACAGAGCAACAGCACTAGCTGACGTATTTTCTAACTGTTCTTTAGCTACAGCCACTTCTGGTTCTACAGATAATGGTCGTTCTACTGGACAATTAGATATTAGTACAGCTGCTACAACAGCAACTCTTGCTATGAGAATTGTCGGATTAACTACAGATATAGCTAATCTTGACTATGACGCAGCGGGTGTTAACTTTGTAGTACGATTTAACTTCCACTTTAATTCACCTGCTTCTAGTTCTGATTCACAGACTACAGCAGATTCAACTGGTATTTAGGAAAGGATAAACTATGGCTATTTCAAGAGCACAATTAGCGAAAGAGCTGGAGCCGGGTCTAAATGCCTTATTTGGACTTGAGTACGATCGCTACGATAACGAACACGCTGAAATCTTTGATGAAGAGTCTTCAGACCGTGCTTTCGAGGAAGAGGTAATGCTTTCTGGATTTAGTACCGCACCTGTTAAAGGTGAAGGTGGTGCTATATCTTTTGACGATGCACAAGAAACTTACACCTCTAGATATACACACGAGACAATTGCATTAGCTTTCAGTATCACTGAAGAAGCAATTGAGGATAACTTGTATGACAGACTTGCGTCTAGATATACAAAAGCCCTTGCTCGTTCAATGTCACAAACAAAGCAGATTAAAGCTGCAGCAATTTTAAACAATGCGTTTGATACTACTTTCCCTGTTGGGGACGGTGCTGCTCTTTGTTCATCTGCTCACCCTTCTTTGTCTGGTAACCAAAGAAATCAATTATCTACTGCTGCTGATTTGAATGAAACTTCACTTGAGCAAATGTTGATTGATATTGCTGGTCTTACAGACGAAAGAGGTCTAAAGATTGCGGTTAGAGGAACAAAATTAATTGTTCCTAAAGAGTTGCAATTTATTGCAGAAAGAGTTTTAAACTCTACTCTAAGACCGGGAACAGCAGACAATGACGTAAACGCTATGAAGTCAATGGGTATGTTACCTGACGGAGCGGTTGTAAACCACTTCTTGACTGACACAGATGCTTACTTCATTAAAACTGACGCTCCTAACGGCTTTAAATTATTCCAAAGAACTCCTATCAGAACTGCTATGGAAGGCGATTTTGATACAGGAAACATGAGGTTTAAAGCTAGAGAAAGATACAGTTTTGGTGTATCTGACTGGAGAGCAGTTTTTGGTACTGCTGGAGCATAACCAAATCAGGGGGTGTAAAAACCCCCTATTTTCTAGGATTTTTTTTCTTTGTTAACTGACCTAGCAGACGTTGTAGAGATAACAAAGGTAAACCTTCTACAAAAGGAAATATGATGGCTAACACTACATTTAATGGTCCAGTTCGTTCTGAAAATGGATTTAAAACTATCATTAAAAATTCAACTACAGGTGGATTAACTAATGATATGACTTTGTCTACTTACTCAACAAGCATTACTATTGCTGCTTCAGGTACAGATCACAAAGAGTCTTCTATCGGTATACCTTCTAATTTTATACCAATGGGAGTTGCTATTACTGTAACAAGTGCTGCAGCTAATGCGGTAAACCTAGTTGATATTGGCACTGATGCGGATACTGATGGCTATGTTGATGGTATTACTGTTGCAATTAACAGCACAGGATTTAAAGGTTTTTTCCCATGTAATGGAGTTTTAGGAATGTCTGGTGGCACAACTACTGCTGCTACAGAAACAGCCGATGAAGTTGAAGTTGTAATCTCTGGCACAGCGGGTGCTGGTGGCGTTGTTGCACTCAAATTTTTCGGTCTTAGTTCCGATTCACCAACTGCATAAGGAGTAACTCATGGCATTATCTGATGTAATTGCCGTAACTAGAACTTCTGACGGAACTATTTTTGGTGGTAGGGCTAGAGTAAAACAGTTAGTAGTACATACTTCTGGCTCTGGTTCCCCTGCAGTAGTTTTAAAAGATGGAGGTTCTGGTGGCACAACAAAGCTATCCTTAACTTACACCACAAGCGATGTACATTCGTTAAATATTCCTGAAAACGGAATATTGTTTGAGACAGACGTATATTTAGATTTAACTGCTTGTGATGGTGTTACTGTATTTTTTGCTTGATTAAGTGGCAAAAAAAGTAAATAAAAAGAGTATGCCTTGTAACAAACCAAGGCGTACCCCTTCACACCCTAAAAAATCACATATTGTAAAAGCTTGTGAAGGTGGTAAGGAAAAGATTCTTCGTTTTGGTCAACAAGGTAAAAAAGTTGGAACATTATCAGGTACTGCGGGTAAACGTAAAAAAGGTGAATCCAAGCGTATGACGGCTAAACGTAAGTCTTTTGTAGCAAGACATGGTCCTAATATCAAAAAAGGTAAAATGTCTAGAGCTTATTGGGCTAATACAGTAAAATGGTGATAATATGACCCCTGAAGAAGTTTTAAGACAGTTAGAAAAACATGAAGCATCTTGCGACAAGAGGTATGAACAGATTCAAGCTACCTTGGAAAAGCTAGATTCACGTTTTGATAAACTCGATAAAAAAGTCAATAATGGTGGGTGGGTTGCGGTTATTGTTATATTATTTATGACTCCTCATACAACTACAATTTTAGAAATATTAGGAAGACTATTATGAAGTGTGTTGTTAAATTAGGCAATGGTGGTGCAGTAAGATCAAAGACAAAATCAAAAGGTAAAATATGTCCTTCTGGAAAAGCTTGGGCAAAAAGAACTTTTGATACTTACCCATCAGCCTATGCAAACCTAGCTGCATCAAAGTATTGTAAAGACCCAAATTATGCTAAGAAAAGCAAAAGGAAAAAGCGTGGGTCAGCTTAAGCAATGGCTTAAAGAAGATTGGGTAAGAATAGATAGTAGTGGAAATATCAAAGGCAAATGTGGTACTTCCAAAGATAAAAAGAATCCAGACCGTTGTCTACCTAGAGCAAAGGCTCAAAGTTTAAGCAAAAGTGAAAGAGCGTCTACTGCAAAGAAAAAGAAACGTGAAGGCAGTAAAGGTAAAACTGTTGTAGCTAATACTCCAAAAGCTAAAGTAAGAAAATTAAGTGTAGGTGGTTATGTGGCTAGAATGAATAAAGGGTGTGGTGCTGTAATGGACGACAGAAGAAAAAGGACGAAATACTTATGACAGCCGTACCTTTTGGAACACCCCAAGAAAAGCTTATTGAGACTGAGATTCGTAGATGGTCAGCAAATGTTTTAGAAAAAAAGAACAAAGCGTTTAATAATCTTCCTGCATGTCCTTATGCACAAGCTGCATGGGATAAAGACAAAGTAGGAATTGTTTTCAAGCATGACAAAGATTATCAGTCTTTATACAGTCTTATTTCTACTTTTGATGATAGGTATGATTTAGTTATTTTAGTAGATACTGCGTATGATGAGTATGAAAAATTCCACGAATATATAGAACAACTAAATGATGCCATATCCCAAGGGTTTTTTATTGATAAAGATATATGGTTAATGGGTTTTCACCCAGAGGGGGATGACAATGATAATTTAGAAGGGGAAAGTTTTGAACCTTTAGTTGAGGAAGAATATGGTCTTATTTTTGTTCAAAGACTAACAAAATTACAAGAATCAGCAGAAAAAATTAAGAAATTAGGGTATTATGACTGTTATAAAGATGAATATAATAGTGATGAAATTTATCAAAAACGTGAATTATTTTATAGGAGATTAAAAAATGGCAATGAGTCCTCGTAAAACAATGGCTATGATGAAGTCAGGTGGTGCTGTCAAAAAAATGCGTGGTGGCGGTATGGTTAAAAAAATGCGTGGTGGTGGCATGATGAAGAAAATGAAAGCAGGTGGTGCTGTTAAAAAAATGCGTGCAGGTGGTCCAGTTAAGAAAATGCGTGGCGGAGGTATGGTTAAAAAACTTCGTGGCGGAGGTATGGTCAAGAAGATGAAAATGGGTGGTGATATCTCTTTATCAGGTAATCAAAAAAAGTTAGACGCTAATAAAAACGGAAAAATAGATAAGCAAGATTTTAAAATGTTAGCAAAGAAAAAAACTAAAAAGAATATGGCGTAAACCATGGCAACTTCAGGATCAAAAAACTTTGAACTAGATGTTTCAGACTACATCGAAGAAGCTTTTGAAAGATGTGGGGTTGAAGTACGCACTGGTTATGATTTAAAAACAGCGAAACGCTCACTAAACCTATTGTTAGCTGATTGGGCAAATCGAGGACTAAATCAGTGGACAATCAAACAAACCACCGTAACATGTATATCAGGCACAGCAGACTATACGCTAGATGCAGATACGATTGATATTTTATCTGTTGTTGTAAGACGAGATAATACAGATTATGGTATTGAAAGATTAAGTAGGGATGAGTATCTAAATATTCCAAATAAAACAAGTACAGGCAGACCTTCACAGTTTTTTCTTGATAGACAAATAACTCCTATTTTAAAAGTTTGGACAACTCCTGAAAACAGCACCGATCAACTTATCTTTGACCGATTGGTCAGGATAGATGATGCGGATACTTTTAAAAATACCATGGAAGTGCCTTTTAGATTTTATCCATGTTTGGCAGCAGGATTAGCTTATTATATTTCTATTAAGAAAGCACCTAATAGGACACAGTTTTTAAAAGCAATATACGAGGAAGAGTTTGAAAGAGCTATGACAGAGGACAGAGATAGAGCATCTTTTAATGTTGCACCAAGCTTAGAGTATTATAGGGTTAACTAATGTCAAAGTACGCTGTTGGTAAAAAAGCTTTTGGAATATCAGATCGTTCTGGTTTTCGTTATCCACTACATAGGATGAAAAAAGAGTGGACAGGAATGTTGGTAGGGTTCGATGAGTTTGAAAGAAAGCACCCGCAGTTAGAACCTAGACGTAAGTTTTCAGATGCTCAAGCCATAAAAAACCCTAGACCAGATAGAGTTGAACCGTTGACAGTAGCAGTGGGTGTTCCTTTAGTTGAGGGACCAACTTTCAGACCTACTATTGGAATCGGACAAATTAGTGCTGTTACCGTGGATGCTCCTTCAGATGTTTCACCTGACGGAGTAGCAGGAACAGGAAATGTTGGATCAGTTACAGTGAGTACACCATGAGTTTTACATTAGCCACTTTAAAAACAGCAATACAAGATTATGCTGAAAATGATGAGACTACTTTTGTTAATCATCTAAATGATTTTATTAAAGCTGCAGAAGAACGTATATTTAAAAACATTCAGTTAAGTTTTTTTATAAAAAATAGCACGGGGTCTATGACTTCATCAAATCAATTTTTAGCTTTACCGTCTGATTATTTAGCATCTTTTTCGTTATCTTTTACTAATGCAAGTAATGAAAAAGTATTTTTAGATTTAAAAGATACAGACTATGTTCAGTCCTATAATCCTAACCCTAGCACAACAGGAACCCCAAAATATTACGCTGTTTTTGATATTAGTAATTTTATTATTGGACCCACTCCAGATAGCAATTATTCTGTAGAGTTACACTATTATTACCGTCCTGCAAGTTTAACGGTTGGAGCAGATAGTGGTACGACATGGTTGAGCACTAATGCACCGTTTGCTTTATTGTATGGTAGTTTATTAGAAGCTTATACTTATATGAAAGGTGAGCAAGACATGCTTGCTATGTATGAAAAAAGATTTACTCAAGCTCTTACCGAATTGAAGATGTTGGGTGAAGCAAAAGAAACAACAGACCAATATAGAACTGGAATGGTTATTAGACCAAAACAATAGGGGATTTTTATGTTTGATATGCAAGTGGGTTTATCTAAAGATTTTAAAGTTGATGTTAAAACCACAGAAAACAAAGGGCATAGTATTGAAGAATTAGCTGAAAGATGCACAGATAAAATAGTATCTGTTTCTGATTACGCTAAACCTGAAGTAAAAGAACAAGCACATGCTTTCAAAAGACGTATCAAGCAACTTATAGAACTATACATGCAACAAGCTGTTAAAAGTGACAGAACAACCGTGTATAATGCTATAATAAATGCTGGACAACCAAAACTTGCTGAACTAATAAGGAGATTATAACATGGCTTTTTCAGGCAATTTCATGTGTACGAGCTTTAAAAAAGAATTATTGGAAGCTAAGCACAATTTTTTAAACTCAGGTGGTAATACATTCAAACTTGCAATGTACACTAACAGTGCGTCATTTAATGCAGCAACCACTGCATATACTACTAGTAATGAGGTATCTGGAACAGGATATAGTGCAGGTGGCGGAACTTTAACTAGGGTAGACCCCTCAAGTTCTGGAACAACTGCTTTTACAGATTTTAGTGATTTAACCTTTTCCTCAGCTACTATCACAGCTAGAGGTGCTTTAATTTATAATGACAGTGCATCAGGTGATCCAACGGTTGTAGTTCTAGATTTTGGCGGAGACAAAACTTCTACCGCAGGTGATTTTACAATACAGTTTCCGACAGCAGATGCGTCAACAGCTATTATAAGAATAGCGTAAGGAGCCAATAAATGGCTCTTGTTTTAAAAGACCGTGTAAAGGAAACTACGACCACTACGGGTACAGGAACAGTTACTCTAGCAGGAGCTGTTACAGGGTTTGATGCGTTTTCTGAAATAGGAAATAGTAATACAACTTATTATGTCATAGCTCATCAAACAGCAGATGAGTGGGAAGTAGGTCTTGGAACATATACATCTTCTGGCACTACTTTGGCTAGAACAACGGTTTTATCTTCTTCAAATTCAGGTTCAGCAACCAATTTTTCAGCAGGAACTAAAGATGTTTTTTGTGCCTATCCTGCAGGCAAATCTGTAAATTTAGATGCAAGTGGTGATGTCACTATTAGCACAGGTTTTTTACGAGCAACAGAAACCGAAGCGTCAAATGGAATAATGGCAAATGCTACAACTATATCAGCAAACTACACCGTTCCAACAAACTATAATGCACTTAGTGCAGGACCAGTTACGGTCAATAGCGGCGTAAGCGTTACGGTAAACAGTGGGTCTGTTTGGACTGTAGTTTAAATGTTTTTTTCTGATAGCCCTTTTGCTACAGCACCTTTTTCATCAGTAGGAACAGTTGCTGAAGTAGATGTAACAGTTTCTTTAACAGGTGTAGCAGGAACAGGTAACGTAGGTAGTGCTACAGCACAAGCTAATGCAGATGTCTCTGTTACAGGAATTGCTGCAACAGGGGGAGTAGGCAGTGTAACTGTTACAGGAACGGCTACTGTAAGTGTTACGGGGATAGCGGGGACAGGTGGCGTAGGCAGTGCTACGGTTTCTGCCGATGCAATTCTTTCTGTTACAGGAGTGTCTGGGACAGGAAATGTAGGCAGTGTTACTGCATCTGGAAAAGCCGTTGTATCTTTAACAGGTGTAGCAGGAACAGGAAATGTAGGCAGTGTTACTGTTGCAGCAGGAGCAACCACGATTATTACGGGTGGTCTTCAAGCGTTAGGCTTAACTAATGCAGTTACTGTTGAAGCTAATACAGATGTTCCTACGACAGGACTAGAAGCAGTAGGTAGTGTTAATGGGGTAGCTGTGTGGATAACAGTTGTGCCAAATCAAACACCGAGTTATAATGAGGTGGTTCCATCTCAAAATCCAACATGGGCAGAGGTAGAACCTGAACAAACACCAAACTGGAGAAAAGTAGCTTAAATGCCAAGTACATATACAACCAATTTAGGTATTGAAAAAATAGAAACAGGAACCCAAAGTGGAACTTGGGGGGACACAACTAATACTAACTTAGATTTAATTGATGAAGCAATTAATGGAATTGTTACCGTAACTTTATCTTCTGCGGGTAGTTCAGGTTCGCCAAATACATTACCTATTACAGATGGTTCAAGTTCAAACGGTAGAAACAAATATATAGAATTTAATGACGGTAGTGATTTGGGTGCTACTGCGTATGTGCAATTAACACCAAACGATGCAGAAAAGATTGTGTTTATTCGCAACAGTTTATCTGGTAGTAGAAGTATTATTATCTTTCAAGGTACTTATAATGCGTCAAATGATTTTGAAATACCTAATGGTAAAGATGTAGTTCTAAAGTTTAATGGTGGTGGAACAGGTGCAACGGTTACTGTTTTACAAGCTAATGAAAAAAGAACAGGTTCGTTTGAAGTTGACAATTTAAAACTTGACGGTAATACGCTTTCATCTACCGATACAAATGGTAATGTAAATATTTCAGCAAGTGGTACAGGATATTCTGATGTTACGGGCACAGGACAACTAAAACTTCCTGTGGGCACGACTGCCCAAAGAAGTGGAAGTGCTGTAACAGGTATGATAAGATTCAATAGCACCTTAAGCAAATATGAAGGTTATAGTGGAAGTGCTTGGGGACAATTAGGAGGTGGTGCTACAGGAGGTGGTTCAGATACAGTTTTTTTTGAAAACGATCAAACGGTAACGGCTGATTATACTATAACCACTAATAAAAATGCTATGAGTGCGGGACCAGTCACAGTAAATAGCGGCATTACGGTTACCGTGCCATCAGGCTCACGATGGACGATTGTATAAATGGCAGTCACTATTTCAGGAACAAATATAACCGTTGGGAGTACAACTTTTACGGAAGATACTCTTGGTGGAAAAATTAAACAAGTAACTCAAACTGTGTTAACAGATACATACTCTGCGACATCTAATACAGCAGAGGTTATAGTTACAGGTGTTGCTGCGTCAATTACACCAACGAGTTCATCTAATAAAGTTTTATTAATGTTTTGTTGTATGTTTTCAAACCACATAACAACTTATGGCGGTTATTTTAAAAGAGGGTCAACTATAATAGGTGTTGGTGATGCAGATGGTTCAAAACAACAGGTGGGTATGGGGTTAGGTTACAATGGTGACGCAAACCAATCTAACCAAGCAAGTTATACTTTTTTAGATTCGCCAGCAACAACAAGTTCCACCACTTATCAGTTATATTTAAAAAATGATAACACTGTTGCTTGTTTTTTTAATAGAAGCCCGAATGACCAAAACAATAATGTTGGTAAAAGAGGAATTAGCACAATTACACTATGGGAAATAGGGGCATGAGTTTTAACCATAAAGCAGCTTATGCGTTGTATAAAAACGTAAAATCATGTAATAATAATGGTTGTTACGATGCTAATGGAAACAAAGTAGAAGTAGATATGAACGCTATTAATGCTTGGGTAGACCCTGAAGCTTATAAAGTTAGTAGGGAAATGGAGTATCCTCCAATCCAAGACCAACTTGATGACATATATCACAATGGCATTGATGGTTGGAAAGCAACAATCAAAGCTATAAAGGACAAATATCCAAAAGGAACTTAATTATGTCAAAAATTAAAATAGAACCAAACGCATCAGGTTCAGGAACATTAACAATATCAGCACCTAATACGAATACTGATAGAACATTAAGTTTGCCTGATAGTGCTGGAGAAATATCAACAAACAAATCAACACCAATGTTTAGTGCAAAGTATACTGCTGACCATAGCACTAATTATATTGCGACAGGAACTTGGACAATAATACAATATGACACAGAAATAATTGACACAGAGGGATGGTATGACCATACAACTTATAAGTTTACACCCCAACAAGCTGGATATTATGTTTTAACTTTTAATGGGCAGGTATCAAGAGAAAATGCGAGTAACGACTGGTTTTTTATGTCAGGTTTTTTAAAAAATGGTAGCACTGCTGATGCAGACACTATAATTGGAAATAGAATTCCACATCATGGTTCAAGTAATGTTAATGCTTCAAAGTTTGCAGACCCAGCTTGGAGTCAAACTACTATTATGTATTTTAATGGTTCAACAGATTTTACTGGAGGATATTTTTATCAAAACTCTGGGGCATCAACAGGACATAGATTAACATCAGGTGGTGCTGGTGTATTTTCAGGTTATTTATTAAGGGCAGTATAATATGTCAAATACTTTAATTACAAAATTAAAACAATATAATTCATCTGTTACTGATGATGATTTTTTTAACGGAAACATTTGGTTAGTGCATGACAATGATGGTATTCCAAATGGCAAGGTAGGAGATACATCATCAAAGATTTTTATTAGCACATGGAATCACCCTACAGTAACACAACCAACCCAAGCACAATTAGATGCGATTGGAGAATAGATGAGCACATTAAAAGTTGATACATTACAACATAGAGATGGAACAGAATATATTTTTTCTGAAAGAAACAAAGTCATTAATGGTGATTTTATGGTTTGTCAAAGAGGTTTGTCGTTTACATCAACAGACTCTGGCAATAATGATGACACTTATAATTTAGATAGATGGTATTTGTTGTCAGATGGAAATGACATAGTAGATGTTACTCAAGAAATTTCAACTGTTCCAACAAATGGTTTATCGGCTATTGCATTAGATGTAGAAACAGCTAATAAAAAGTTTGGCATAGCACAAATAATTGAAAATAGGAATTGTGTTGATTTGATTGGTAATGAAGTTACTTTATCTTTTAAAGCAAAAGTATCTGCAACAACTAATTTAGATAATGTAAAGTGTGCAATTGTAGCATGGAGTGGAACTGCTGATACTGTTACATCTGATATTATATCTGCATGGGGTTCAGAGGGAACAAACCCAACTTTAATTACTAATGCTACATATGAGAACACTCCAGCTAATTTAAATTTAACAACAAGCTATGCTACTTATACTACAACTGCAACGATTGACACATCAGGTGCAAAAAATGTCATAGTTTTTATATGGAGTGATGTGACTACGACTAGTGCTGGTGAGTTTCTTTACATTACAGATGTCCAGTTAGAACAAGGACCCAGTAATTCAATTTTTGAAAGAAAAAGTATTGAACAACAAATAGCAAACTGTAGAAGATACTATCAAAGGTATGAGCAACTTGGAACAAGTTATTCAACAGTTGGTGCATCAGATAGAAGTTATGTTAATGCTGGAATTGTAGGAACTGGTTACAATAACTCAACAACAAGCTCTAGGTTTTTTAACACAAGAACTGCCCCATTGAGAAAAGGTGTGCCAACAATAAGTTATAGTCAATTAAGTGATTTTACAATTGTGGCTTCCTCTACAAGAACACCAACAGCAATAAATGCAGAAGTTTCTTCAATTAATAATGATGTGCATTGGTCAACTTTTACTGTGACATATAGTGTTGCTATGACGATTAGTCACTTTGCTTGGATTTATCTTAATACAGATGGTGGTTTTATTGCTTATTCAAGCGAGTTATAGGAGAAAAAATGATAGTAACAAATGCAAAATATTACAAAGCACTTTTAGTAGATGGAACAAAAGGCACAAAAAATACTGAAATAAATTGTGTAATTAATGGTGTAAATTCAGTTGTTCCTATATCAACAAACAATGACGATTATAATGAAATCATGCGTCAAGTAGATGTTGGAACTTTAACCATAGCTGACGCTGACTAAATTGTATGGGGGATATTATCATTGATCGACCCCGTTACTATTGGAGTTGCATATAAAGCAGCCACTTCTGCAATTGACCTTATTAAAAAAGGCATTAATATGCACAAGGATGCCACTGAGATTGGGGATCACCTTCTTCAATACTTTGAAAAAAGAGATGAAGCCCAACGTCTTAAAAAAGAATTACAAAAACAAAATAAACGAAAACAACGCAGTTCTATTGAATCACAAGCTATTGAAGAAGCTACTTATGAGCACAATCTTCGTAAAAAAGAACGAGAGCTAAAAGAGCAGTTATATTGGTCGGGACATGCTGACTTATGGCAGACAATTCAAAGGAAAAAAATTGAGATAAAAAGAGAACGAGAAAGAGAAGAAGAATTACGAAAAGCACAGATACAACGCTACAAAGATATGATATTATATAGTAGTATTTTAGTGACCCTTTTGGGATTTACAGGGTGGATAATTTATGAACTTATTATTGCAATAAATAAAAGATAATGCCTTTAACCAAATTACAATTTAGACCCGGTGTAAATAAAGAAACAACATCTTATACGAATGAAGGCGGATGGTTTGAATCTGATAAAGTGCGTTTTCGATTTGGTGTACCAGAAAAGATTGGTGGGTGGAGAAAAAATTCAAGTAAAAGTTTTTTAGGAACATGTCGTGCACTACATAATTTTGTAGCATTAGACGGTTCTGTGTATTTAGGAGTCGGTACTTTTCAAAAGTATTATATTAACGAAGGTGGTGGTTTTAATGATATTACTCCTCTTCGTTTAACCACTTCAGCAGGAACACCTACTTTTTCAGCAGCTAATAACTCTTTAGCATCTAATGTTACTGCGGGTGATTTAACTATAACTTTATCAAGTGCATCTGGTTTTCCATCAAACGGTAGAGTGCAAATTATTAATTTAGCCGATACAGATGGTGTTTGTGCTTCACAAACTCCAAGTGGTGCAGGAAACCTAACAATTAATGGTGCGTATGCAAATTCAGGAACAGTTACTTTTGAAGAAGCAAGAACCGTAACTATTACAGGAGCATCCGATGAAAGTGGTAAAAACTTTACAGTATTTGGAACCGATGCAAGTTCTGTGTCTATTAGTGAAGTTATTGCGGGTCCAAACGCAACCACCGTTTCTTCAACAAAAACCTTTTTAACAATTACGCAAGTAGCTGTTAGTGCAGCAACAACGGGTGCGATAACGGTTGGAGTAGCTCAAGGTAATCCAGAAAATGTAACCTATGAGTCTATTAGTGGTAACACTCTTACGGGTTGTACACGAGGGGTAGACGGAACATCAGACAGAGATCATTTGGCTACTAATAGTGCTGTGTTTGCTAACACAATTATTGTTACATCTTCTAGTCATGGGTGTACCGATGGGGACTTTGTAGAATTTAGTGGAGCAGCTTCGCTTGGTGGCAACATTACAGCTAATGTATTAAATCAGGAATACGAAGTCGCTCATGTAGAAAACGATAATACTTTTCATATTGACGCTCGAGCAGTAGCTACTCTTGGTGATATTACTACCGATGGTATTTACACTCCAACTTTTGTGTATAGTAATGCGTCAGACTCAGGAAACGGTGGGGGTTCTACCGTTGGTAAATATCAAATTAATATTGGTATTAATACCTCTGTGACGGGTTCTGGATGGGGTGCGAGTACATGGGGTCGTGGAACATGGGGTTCTTCTGCTCCAATCAATACCACAGGAAATCAACTACGTTTTTGGACACATGACAACTTTGGTGAAGATTTAATTATTAACGTTAGAAATGGCAACATTTATTATTGGGATGAATCTGGGGGTCTTAGCTCACGAGCCGTGCCTTTAAGCACTCTTGGAACTGATGCAGGAACACCAACAATTGCCAAAAAGGTAATTGTTTCTGATAGAGACAGACACGTTATTGCGTTTGGTGCTGACTCATTTGATAACATTGGGGTACAAGACCCACTGCTTATTCGTTTTTCTGGTCAAGCATCACCAACCGTGTGGACACCTTCTGCGACTAATACCGCAGGGGATTTACGAATCGGTAGTGGTAGTGAGATAATCACGGCTGTCGAGACAAGACAACAAATTATTGTCTTTACCGATGTATCACTTCATGCGATGCAGTTCCTCGGACCACCATTTACTTTTGGTATTAATCAAATATCAGAAAACATTACTATTATTGGTCCGATGGCAGCAAAAGCATCGGATGATAGAGTGTATTGGATGGGGTTAGAAGATTTTTATGTGTATGATGGACGTATTCAAAAACTACCATGCACACTACGCTCTTTTGTGTTTAATGATTTTAATCTGACACAGAAAGAAAAAACAATTGCAGCTCTCAATTCATCATTTAGTGAAGTATGGTGGTTTTATCCATCAAGTAGTTCTCAAGAAAATGATCGATATGTTATTTACAACTATGCAGAAAACACATGGGCACATGGTAACTTACCAAGAACAGCTTGGGTAGATCGAGGTATTAACGAATTCCCTGTTAGTGCATCACCTGATTATTATTTATATGACCATGAGTTTGGTTTAAATGATGGCTCAACATCTCCTGAATCAGCTATTACTTCTTTTATTGAATCAAGCCAAGTTGATTTAGCAGATGGTGAACAATACGCATTTATCAGACGATTAATACCTGATGTTACCTTTGGTGGGTCAGAGTCAGATTCACCAAGTGCTAATTTTATTCTGAAGGCAAGAAACTTTCCGGGTGCAAATTATGGCACACCTCAAACAGCAGCAGTTACACGATCAGCCACTGTACCTGTTGAACAATTCACGAATCAGGCTCATGTTAGACTACGAGGTAGGTCTTTTGCTTTCAGAATTGAAAGTGATACGGAGTCAGTACAATGGAGATTAGGCTCACCAAGAGTAGATATAAGACCAGATGGGCGTAGGTAATGACTCGAAAATTAACGCTCCCACAATTTCCTGTACCACCAGAAGAATATGACTCAAGGTACTTAGCAGAAATCGTAAGATCGTTTAGTGTATACTTACAACAAATGCAAAACCCGGGTGATGGGAGACTTACAGCATTAAATCTAAGTAATTTACAAGATGATGATGTAGGATTAAGAGAAAATGATTTGTTTAAAAAGGATGGATATATTAGAATTAGTAGATTAAATGTTGCATTTGTAAGAGGTTCACAAGCTACGGGTGCGGTAGGAACTGTTACAGTGAGTACGCCATGAGTAATGAAACTATTATAACAATGAATGACGGAAGTCGTTGGAAACCAGCGACAAGTTCTGATACAATTAAGTGTGCAACATGCGACAATTTGGTCGATACACCTGCGGAAGTTTCTTCCTATCCTTCAGGTCAATGTCCCCAGTGCAATAATCCGTGGACTGGCTCTGAAGTTAAACATACGACAATTACAGTGACCGCTCCACAACCAATACAAGGAGAGTCAGGATAATGGCGTTTGCAATGGAAGAAGAAACAACAATGATGATACCCCCACAGGGTATGGAAGAGGATATGGGCGAAGGTATAGCTAGTTTACCAGAACAAGGTGATTCTGGTATTGCAGACTTACCACAAGCTGCTCAACAACTTGCTCAATTAGGAAGAGCACAAGATACGTTCTTAGGTCACTTATCACAAGACGAAGTTGTTATTCCTAGAGAACTTTTACAAGCATCTCCTGAACTAGAAGAGGTAATTCGTAATGCCTTTGAAGCAGAAGGCATGGACTACACACAATATATAGTGGGTAGTGATGAAAACTCAATTAACCCTGAAACAGGATTACCAGAGTTTTTTATTAAAAAAGCTCTTAAGAAAATAGAAAGAGCCGTTCGAAAACCTATTAAAAAAGCGGGTAGAAAACTAGAAAAAGCAGTTCGCAAACCTATTAAAAAAGTTGCAAGAGAACTAAAAAGAGCGGCACCCGTTGTTTTACCAATTGCTTTAACTTTATTGGCGGGTCCACAGGCAAGTTTATTTCAACAAATGTTACTTTCTGGAGCAGGGTCGGGTATTTCAACTTTAGTTGCAGGTGGAAATTTTAAAGATGCTTTAAAAAATGCAGCGATATCTGCTGCTTTAACAGGAGCTATAAGTGGAACTCAAAAGGCTTTTGCACCAAAAGAATTAACACAAGCAGGAACACAAACACAAGGCATGGATTTAGTTAATCCTACAAACATTGCTGCTCAAACGCCAAAAAGTGTTAATGTAGTTGGATCTACCCCTGATCTTAGCACAGTAACAGAACAAGTGGTTAGACAAGACCCTGTATCAAATCCTTTTCAATATACTGATTCTTTAATACCCCCTGCTTCACCTACAGGAACTGTTTATACTCCACCTAGTGATGCTTTAGGTATTCAAGGTGGTAATTTAGTAACTGACCAACAAGCGGCAAGACTTAATTTAGCAAAACAAACAGCTCAACAATTTAGTGAAGATGCAGCTAAACAATCTGCTGAACGTGATTTTGTAACTAGAATTAAAGACGGGTATGAGACTACAAAAGAAGCGTTAGGTACGGCATATGACGCTACAAAGAGTGGGTTAGGCAAAGTAGGAGACTTTATATACCCAACAGGAGAGGGTTCTAAAAGAGCTAGAGACATAAGAATGGAAGAGCTAATTAAACAAGACAAAATGGGAGTGGACGCTGCTAAGTTTTTAGCTAATAAAGAGGTGGGGTACAGTGCTTTAAGACAATTTGGACCAGCAACAGCACTAGGTATAGCTGGTCTTAAAGCAAGTGGAGCGTTTGGTGGAACTGAAGAAGAAGAAAGTGAAGAAGATAGAGTTGCGAGACAAAAATTTGCGGACGATTTAGCTTATGCACAAACTATTCCACAAATAGGAGACCCAAATCTTGTTCCTTATATTACGGGACAACAAACATTAGCGAGTGCTCCCAACTATCAATATTCAAATCCTCTTTACCAAGGTGGTTATTTCTTAAATAACCCTATGATGAATAATCCAACACTAAATACAGGAATTACTATGGCAAAAGGTGGTGGAGAGATGGCAGTAACAAATTTAGATACAAGTAAGTTTCCTAGAAGAACAGGA